GCTACTGGACTGTGCTCAATGAAAACGGAGTCGAGGCAGCGAGTGTTGTTGTCACGATCAAAGCACGGCAACCACTACGAGGCGGCGCAGGTGTCTTCCACGATGCAGGCGAACGGACCGCGACAAGCAATGTAAATGGACTGGTGCAGTTCACGAATCTCATTCCCGGTTGGCGTTATGCAGTCGTCGCTAACGATGACTACGTTGCCGATTTTGTGGTGCCGGCGGACGCAGTGACCTCAGTGGAGCTCGGATCGATCGTCGCGAGGTTGCCGTGATACCCCCCGTGTCTTTGGTTCCCCCTAAAAGGGTCATACAGGGTGCGGCACCGAAAGCCCCCGGCTTTTGTTCCAAAATTCCGTCCGTCCAATTACTTTTTTTGAGGGGGTTTGGGGGCAACGAGTAGTTAAATGGAAATCATCAAGCGAAATATAAGCGAACTCAGCCAAGATCCAGCCAACGCACGCAAGCACGATGAGCGTAACATCGAATCCATCGTTGCAAGCCTCCGCAGGTTTGGACAGCAAACGCCTATTGTCATTGACTCATCCAGTGTGATCCGCAAAGGTAACGGAACGCTAGAAGCAGCGAAGCGACTTGGTTGGGATGCAATCAATTGCGTTGTGACCGACCTCAAAAGTTCGGACGCTATTTCCTACGCCATCGCGGATAATCGAACCGCAGAACTCGCGGAATGGGATGACGAGGTGTTGGCGGCGCAGTTAAATGGCCTTCTGGCAGATGAACCAGAATTGCTAGAAGTCGCTGGATTCACTGAAGAGGAACTTGCAGAGTTACTCGCTGACTCTGAGATAGAACCTGAAGTCATCGAAGACGAAGTGCCAGAACCTCCGCCCGATCCAATCACGAAGCCTGGCGACCTGTGGATTCTCGGCGATCATCGGCTGCTGTGCGGGGACTCGACGAAGCCGGAGGATGTCGAGCGGCTGATGGCGGGGGCGAAGGCGGAGATCATGGTGACGGATCCACCTTACGGTGTTGAATATGACGCAGAGTGGCGCAATCAATGCTTGGCGGAATCGCAACGCGCTACAGGAAAAGTGACTAACGACGATAATGCTGATTGGCGCAAGTCGTGGTCGCTCTTTTCTGGCGATATTGCTTACGTCTGGCACGCTGACAGGAAGTCTCCAGAAGTTGCAGAGAGTTTGACATCCTGCGGATTCGTTCTCAGGAATCTGATTGTCTGGGCGAAGAACAGCATGGTGATTGGTCGCGGCGACTATCACCACCAACACGAGCCGTGCTGGTACTGCGTCCGAGACGGAAAGCCAGGGCGACGAACAGATGACCGGACGCAGACCACGCTCTGGTCTATCGACAAGCCGCGAAAGTCGGAGACCGGCCACAGCACGCAAAAACCTGTGGAGTGCATGGCTCGGCCGCTGCAAAATCATGAAGCGTCCGTTGTCTACGACCCGTTCCTCGGTTCCGGCACCACACTGATTGCTGCCGAGCAACTGGGCCGCAAGTGCTACGGGATGGAGATCAGTAGTCAATATGTGGATGTTATTTGTAATCGCTGGGCGAAGCTGACTAATGAATCGCCGGTGCTAGAGGAGACTGGTGAAACGTTTGACCAAGTCGCCAAAAGGAGACGTGGCAATGAGTGATCGAAAAATGAAAACTGTTACTTGCCCTGATTGCAACATCGAGCGGCAGGTTCAAGACTACTCAACAGCTTCTCGATGCCGACCATGTGCGAGCAGAAAAAACATGCTTGGTAAGCCGAGCCGCTTACGAAAGTATTCCGGCAGCAAACAAGAACGACATGTCGAATCAGTTCGACAGTACAGGTCAAGGAATCCAGATCGAGTAAAAGAATCACGACGAAGCCAGTATGTTTCCAGAAAGATTCGAGCAATGGAGATGCTTGGCGGATGTCAATGCTGCAACTGCGGATGCGATGAGTTGTCATTTCTTGAGATCAATCACATCGGCGGCGGAGGTTGCGTCGAGTTCCGCGAACGAGGGAATCGTGTAGTAGATAATTTAGTTTCTGGCAAGCGAACGACTGACGGGCTGAACGTGCTTTGTCGTGTGTGCAACGCACTTGATCATCTTGCCAGGAAAAATCCAGAAGCGGCTTCGGCATTTACTATTCAATGGGATTGCGACGTGATCGTCAAACGGTGGGAGACGCTAACCGGAAAACAGGCGTACCGCGATGGGCATTCGTGATACCCGCATGATGGAACGAGCACTACGCGAACGATGGCCTATCAAGCCAGAGTTTCGCGAAAAGATCATGAATGCGTTGATCGCTATTCTCGCAGACAAGAACACATCACCACGGGAAAAGACAGCAGCAGCACGAGCACTCATGCACGCTGACGCAATCAATCTCGAAGCTGAAAAGATAGTGCAGGCCGATCAGCACCACGGAGACAGGCTCGATGCAGAGCGGATGGATAGAATCGCTACAGTCGCTCAGCAGCTTGGACTTACAAGAGTTGTTGAGGCAATTGCCACCGAGCGATCAGGAAGCCATCCTGATGCAGCTATCCGGCAGGCCATCGACGCTAGGCCATCCGCAGATTCTTGACGAAAAGACCCGTGACCGCGAACGCAAGGCCAAGCAGCGTGCATCTGGTCGAGCACTCACGATACCCCCACCTCGCAATGTGGCACGTCGCATGGAGTGTCTAGCCAATCCCGAACTACTACTGACGACCTACTTTCCGCAGACTTATACCGAGTCATTTACTGCTGATCGTCGCGATATGCTGCGGTCTATTTGGCGTGCAGCCCAGTACGGCGGCGATCAGGCAATCGCAGCTCCGCGCGGCGAAGGCAAGACAACCATCGCGATGGATGGTGCGTTTACCTTGATGCTGGCGGGTAAATCGACTTTTCCCGTGATCATCTCGAAGAACCAAGACGCAGCATCGGACGAACTTAAGGCACTTCGAGAACGCATTCTTGCAAGTGAAGACTTCATCGAAGACTTCCCGGAGATTGGCTATCCGCTCGTGGCAATTGGTGCATCGACAGCCAACGCAAGACTTCAAACTGTTGGTGGTAAGTTCATCGGTATGTACCTCGGCGTTAAGCATTTTGCATTACCGAACATTCCGACGAAGTCGCTTGATTGGCCGGTTGGCATTGAATCCGTTGCATGTGGGCAGGTTATCGGTGCAGTTGGTATCGACGGTCGTATTCGCGGGTTTAAGTTCCGTAGCCATCGTCCAACGCTGGCGATCATCGACGACATTGAAGACAAGTATTCCGCAAACAGTGACGAGTCGATTAAGAAGAACGAGACGACAATTGAAGAAGATATCGGCGGCATGGGCTCATCGGCAAAGCGTATTGCACGAGTCTACCTTTGCACGACGCTGAACCGCAAATGCAACGCTTATAAATACACCGACCCAAAGCAAAAGTTTTCGTGGAATGGTCGCCGGTATCGCAAGATGCTCAAGCCACCGGAGCGAATGGAACTCGTCGAGAAGTACATTGAGATGCGTCAGCTTCGCGGCGATAAAGATCCCGACGCAAGAGAAGCATTTCGGTTCTGGCGTGACAATCAGGTCGAAATCGAACGAGGTGCGGAAGTTAGCAATCTGGCATCATTCAATCGCGATATCCATGCTGACGGTGAGCCATTAGAGTTATCTGCAATCCAGGCTTATTACAATCGCGTAGCGGATGTTGGGAAGAAGGCAGTTGCGACGGAAGTCGATAACGACCCGCCAGAGGAAGCAGGTCCGCAGAATATGGGCCTAACCGCAGAGATTGTCGCAAGCAGAATCAGCGGCCTATCTCGTCGTCAGTTGCCAGCCAACACAAAGTACCTAACCGCAGGCATTGACATCGGCAAGCACAATTGCCACTGGACTGTCTGTGCTTGGTGGGAAGGTGCTGGAGGCTGCGTTGTCGATTACGGCGTGGTCGAGGTCACAGGTAATGAGTCAGTGAGGATGCAAGATAAACTTGCCGATATGGAAGCTTCGGAACCTGCCATCTATCGGGCACTTCTAGGCTGGCGTGACTACCTACTCAACACCGAATACATCGACGCATCCGGAGAAGCACGCAAACTCAACATGGTTCTCTGCGATTCCGGAACTTACACCAACGCAGTCTACGAGTTTTGTCGTCAGGTTCGAGGGATCTTTAGGCCATCCAAGGGTATTGCCAATTACAAAGCACGCAAGCAATCAACGGATCGTGTTGTTGCGGCAGCAAATCAGCACGCACAATATCTCGAAGCGGCTAGGGTTTGGCTACAGGAGCTCGATACGGACTACTGGAAGCAGTGGGTGCACGAACGATTCCTGACCCCGACATTCGACGAAAACAATATGCTTCGTCGTGGTTCGTTATCGGTCTATCAGCCTGAAGGCAACAAGAGGCATCTTAGCTATTCGCAGCACATCACAGCGGAAGAACTCGTTAATCAGTTTATTGAAGGCAAAGGAGAGAAGCAGCAGTGGGTTCAAAGAAATCCAAACAATCACTGGCTCGACGCAACCTATCTAGCGGCAGCTTGCACGGAAGCACTAGGCTTATCGCTGATCACACCGAGCGAAGTTTTGATCCAAGCGAGACCGTCGCAGCCGAAGCAGCAGCAAGTCAAGACGCAACCGCAGAGACGACAGCACGGTGCGAGATTCCAGCAGAGACCAGGCGGTTGGATACCAAGGCGCAGATAGAGCCTAAGAGATACCAGCCGCCAAATTGCAGCCAGTGTACGAATTGCAGGCAAAAGCCAGAAGATAATTTTGTTTTTGTTTATCACACTCGCAAAGAATATAATTTCGTAATTCGTTATTGCAAGTGTCGAAAATGTAACTGGACATTCAAGGACTTCGAAAAATTGCCTGGTTAGTACCATGACTATGGTACGAACACAAACGTCGCTAGTGAAAAAAAGCAATACTAGGATGCATGGCAACAGCAGCATCCCTACTAGCACTCATCGACTCAGCGATTGAAGCACTCCTCACAGGAGGTGCATCGTCGTATTCTATCGGCGCACGAACTGTCACCAAGCTGGATCTTGCGACGCTGATGGAAGAACGTCGGCAACTGCAAATCCAAGTGCAGCGCGAACAAGGTAGCGGCGGAATCAGCCTCGGCAAGCTAACGAGGCACCGACGATGATCGAAAAATTCATCGACTCCATTGTTTCGGTCGTCTCTCCGCTAACTGCACTTCGGCGGATGCAAGCTCGAAAAGTCTTGCGTTCGTATCAAGGTGCAGAACCTTCGAGAGTCGCCAGTAATCGATATCCGAAAAACCAGCCCGCTGATATGGAACTCTTGGGTCCGTTCGGTGCAGATAGGCTCCGTGCATGGGCACGCGATATGGTCCGAAATAACGCCTACGCTTGGGGCGTGGTCGATACCATCGTCAGTAGCGTAGTTGGTTGCGGAATCAAAGCACAGTCTACCTTCGAGACACCCAAAGGCGAAGACGTCGAGGCAGTCAACGACATCCGCGATAAAGTTTGGTCGGAATGGTCCGAAGTCTGCGATGTCAACGGACTCTACACGTTCGAGGAGATGCAAGCCGCAGCACAGCGCGAAATAGTCGAAGCTGGCGAAGTCTTGATCCGAATCATCCGCACGCCAGAGAGAATTTATCGCGGCATCTTGCGTCCGGTTCCTCTGGCACTTGAGCTAATCGAAGCAGATAGACTCGCTGGCGATAAGGACACCTACGCAGCTCGTCTTTCGGCGGACAGCGGCAATCGAATCATACGAGGCGTCGAAGTCGATGATCTTGGCAAGCCAGTCGCGTACTGGATTTACAAAGACCACCCGTTGCAGCCTTACGCATTCACACGAACGCCAGATCGCATTCCAGCGAATGAAGTCTTGCACTTGTTCCGACGTGATCGAGTCGGCCAGACTCGCGGCGTAACCTGGTTTGCACCGGCACTGTCTCCGATGCGTGATCTTGGGACGTACATCGACAACGAATTGCAAGCGTCAGCAGTTGCGTCGTGCTTTACGGTCGCAATCAAGAGTCATACACCAGTTGGCAATCTTTTCGATCCCGACGGCGGCGATGGAACGGACTCGGCTGGTAATCGGCAACGATACGTCGAGCCAGGCATGATCATGGAATTGGCACCAGGCGAAGACGTTGTTGGGCTCAATCCAGGTCGTCCAAACTCTGGTGCAGAACCTTGGATACAGCTTATCCTTCGAGGTATCGCAGTTGGCACCGGATTATCTTACGAGGTCGTGGCACGCGACTATAGCCAAACATCGTACAGTTCAAGCAGAACAAGCCAACTCGAAGACCGTAGACGTTTTCGATGCTGGCAGCAGTATTTAATCCGCCATCTATGCCAGCCAGTTTATGACGCATTCAACGATGCTGCGGCGTTATCTGGTATTCGCGGCTTTGCAAGCAGCGTTGATTTGCTGACAGATCGCAGACGCTTTGCACCCGTTGAGTGGCAGACGCCAGAGTGGGAATGGGTTGATCCGCAATCGGAACAAACAGCTTCCGAGATGGCGTTGAATTCATTCACCGATACCTACCAAAATGTGCTTGGCTCGCGCGGTCGTTCCTTTCGAAGCGTATTTTACCAACGAGCCAAAGAAGAGCGGATGCGCAAGAGTCTAGGACTCTTCACACCGGAAGAACGGCAGCAGCAGATATCCGCAGCACAAACACAGCAAGCCGCACAGGCATCGACGCCAGAGGCAACAGAATCCGCACCTGCTAATAATGGTGTTGATGTTGCTAGTCTTGCACTTAATGGCGCACAGGTCACTAGCCTGGTTGATGTCATTACGCAAGTCGGCACCGGTGCGATGCCTAAACCTACGGCAGTCGCAGTTCTCAAGGCGTCATTCCCAACGCTTAGCGATTCTCTTGTTGCCAGCATTATAGATCCAATCGTGCCAGGTGCCATTGCAGCAGACGGTACGCCAGCTCCAGTTCAGCAGACAGAACAAGAGCAACGTCAATCCGGAACCGGTGAGATGATGGGCCTATCGACACTTCAATTTAACCGCAATCGAAAGGCCATCGCGAAGACACTCGAAGATCTAGCCAACAAAACGATTTCACAAATACAGGCTAGAGTCTTTTTGTCGTCTATTGGCATGAGTCCCGATAACGTCGAGGCATTGATTACCGACGCACTCGATGGCTCCGTTGACACAAAACTAGAGGAGGACAGCAATGCCGTATAGCATCGCAGAATCCGAACAGTGTAGCGAATCAATGCCATGGGCCGTCGTCAAAGATTCTAGCGGCGAAGTAATGGGGTGCCACGCATCCGAACTCGATGCAACCAAGCAGATGGCAGCACTCTACGCCAGCGAAGGCGTTGAGCGTGCCAAGTACGACGATATCGACTTCACGCCACCGGAAGGTGTCCGCGAAGAAGCACAGCGTGGTCTCGACTGGAGAAAAGAATACAACCGAGGCGGAACCGCAGTCGGTGTCGCCAGGGCACGAGATTTAAGCAACGGCGTATCGGTCAGTCCAGAGACGATCCGCAGAATGAATAGCTACTTCTCAAGGCACGAAGTTGATAAGAAAGGCGAAGGCTTTTCGCCAGGCGAAGACGGCTTTCCATCGGCAGGTCGAATCGCATGGGCTTTATGGGGTGGCGATCCAGGTCAAGCGTGGGCCGCTAAGGTCCTCCGCAGCATGAACGCACGCGACGAGGTCAAGCGAATCATGGATCTGCCGCGAATCAAGCGACAATTCGAGTCGCCAAAAGATGGCAAAGCGGTGATCGCAACCGAAACGCCAATCGATGTCTACGACCCAGTGCGAGGACAGATCAAGCAAGTCTTGTTGATGGACGGCGTTCGATTTCGTCGTAATCGCAGACAGCTACCGATTGTCGATTCGCACGACGACAAAACCGTTCGCAACGTCTTCGGCTCGATACGAGGCATCACGATTGAAGATGGTCAGCTTGTTGGCGTAGCGGAGTTTGCCAGCGATGAGGAGTCGCAAGTCGTGGCAACGCGATACAAGGAAGGTCACCTTAACGATTTTAGCATCGATGCAACCATCATCGAACGACAATACATTCCAGAAGGCAAATCATATACGACGAAGCGTGGCGTCGTAATTGACGGACCGGCAGAAATTGTGACTGCTTGGGAACCGCATAACGCAAGTATCTGTGCTACCGGCGCAGACCCTAATTCCACGGTAAGACGGTCGCTAGACCAAACAGCTCAAAGGAGAGCACAAATGGACGAAGCCTTAATGGCGCAGTTAAAAATGCTTGGTCTACCGGAAGGTGTGACCGACCCTGCCGAGATCATCAAGTTCCTCGCGGACAAGATGCCATCACCATCGATTGAGATCGAATCGATGAACGGCGAGAAGGAAGCAGTGCGAGAGTACATGGGCGAAGAACAGAAAGTCGAAATGATGGACGGAGTCAAGGAAGAAGTTGCACGACAGCTTCAGGCTGACTCAGTTCGTCGCAAGACGATCTACGCTGATGTGCGCTTAGCAAAATTGGATCGGTCTCTTGCAGAGCAATGGATCGATGAGGGCGTTTCGGTTGAAGTTTCACGACAAAGGATTATTCAAAAAATGGCTACTCAAGAGCCAGTAGGCACCAGCGTTCGAGTGACCGAAAGTGCCGACGACAAATTCGCATCAGCTATCGGTGCTGGTCTCGTTCAGCGCGCATTCCGTGCGGCTGGCGTAAAGTGTCAAGCACAAAACGCACCGGGTGCAGATGAGTTTGCACGAATGGACTTGCGACGACTCGCAACCTTGTGTGTCGAGCGTATGGGCGTCAAGACTGATAAGCTGTCTATGCCAGAGATCGCACGCATCGCAATGGGTGCTCGTGGCGTTCAGGCACAGTATCGAATCCAGCGTGATGCGTATCACACTACAGGCAGCTTCCCGAACTTGCTACTCGATGCAGCCAACAAAACTTTGCTGGCGGCCTACGAGGAAGCAACCTACACTTGGTCCATCTGGGCACGCCAAGCAGCAAGCGTGGAAGACTTCAAACCGATCAACCGTATCCGCATGGGTGAATCGCCAGACCTCGAAGCAATCCCAGAGGCTGCGAAATACCCTGAAGGCGCAGTGACCGACAGCAAAACAAGCTACTTCGTTCAGAAGTACGGCAAGCAGTTTAGCGTATCGTGGGAAACCGTCATCAACGACGACCTCGACGCACTGAGCCGTATTCCTGCGATGCACGGTAACGCAGCTCGACGCCTTCAAAACAAGAAGGTGTACGAGGTGCTAACGAGCAACCCAACGATGAGCGATACCTATTCGCTCTTCTCGGCATCGCATCCATCTGGCACCAACGTCTCAGGCAGTGCTGCGGCACCAGGCGTGACGACGCTTAACACCGGATTTGAAAGAATGATGCTTCAGAAGGGATTGTCGAGTGATGTAATCCTAGGACTGACTCCAGCGTTCTTGATTGTGCCTCCAGGTTACTCGGCAACCGCTTTGGAACTGGTGAACTCGCAATCGTACAACGCATCAGGAAACAACGAAGGTGTTATCAACATCTACGGCGTTAACGGCGTTCGTCCGCTGCAAGTTGTCGTTGAACCGATCTTGCACGCATCCAGCACCACGAACTGGTTCTTGGCGGCAAACACCAATCAGATCGATACCGTTGAACTTGCATTCTTGTCGGGTGAAGAATCGCCGGTACTAACCAGCGAACAAGATTTCGACACCGACTGCTACAAGTACAACGTGCGGCAGACGTTTGGTGTAGCTGCAATCGATTGGCGCGGATTGTATCGCAACTCCGCATGATGTTTGATTTGACCCTAACGCTAGCCTGTCACTGGGCGGGCTAGTTTTCCTTCGAAAATTCAATCATAAGTGAGAACAAATAAAATGGCTGGTATGCAAGACTTCGAAATCTTTTACGACGACTTCAGCGGAGCCGTCGCGACATTTGCAACGTCAGCAGACCCTGCAACCGCATGGCTTGTCGATGACGTATCTACGACTGGAACTCCGGTTTATACCAAGGGAACCAGTGAGGCGACGTTGACGCTCAATAACGACAGCGATGTGGTTGTTGTGGCATTGCACTTCAACGACGCACTCGATTTCGACATCGACGACATTCAGCGCGTCACGATGCGAGTCAAGATTGGTGCAGCGACATTTACTTCTGGCTCAATCCTTTGCTTCGGTGTTGGGTCGGCACGAAACGATACCGCGAATAGCGTGGCCGCAAACGCTTGGTTCCGCATGGAAGGAGCTAACAGCACGACCTTGGTTTATGCCGAGAGCGATGACGGAACCCGCGATGTCGATGATATCTCAACGGGCGTAACGCTCGGCACGACCTACAAAGACTTCGTGATTGACTTCACCGGCGGCAAGAGCAACGTGAAGTTTTACATCGACGGCGTTCGAGTTTGCACCACGCAGACCTTCGATATGTCGGCGTATACCGCAGGTTTGCAACCGATTATTCAGTTGCAAAAGGCCGCAAACACCAACGTCGATTCGGTCGTGATCGATTACATCGAAATCGTGTCCAAGCGAGGCTAGTTTCGATGACACTCCGCGACATGATTGAAGACGACGCATCGTTGTTTGTGTCTGCTACCGAGTTCGGTGAATCGGTGATCTACCGGACTCGCAGTGGAACCGCACGAACAATCAATGCAGTTGTTTTTCGTCAGACAGCGGAGTTGATCAGCGAAGACGAGAATCGTGTTGTACCAGTCTTTGAAGTGCATGTTATTAACAACGCTTCGACTGGTATTGCGACGAGCGAAATCGATCTTGGCGGGGACACCATAGATATCGCGGATCGTGTTGGGAAAACCGCACGTCCGCGATCCATTATTCAGCTTGGCGAGCAAGACGAAGGGATGGTTGTTTTGCAATGCCAGTGAGCGAACCAAGCGTCGTCAAGATACTCGAAACGATGGAGGAGCGACTTAGCGAATTGCTTGCTGAAGAAATCGTTCTCCCGTCAAGAGAGAATTACGACGATGGCACGATTGCCATTCCAGAGATTCCAAAAGACAAGCAGATTGTTATCACGATTGGCGATTGCACTCGACAGCCTGATTTAGACTTGCCGGGCAATCCACCAAGAGAATGCTGGGAAATTGATTACCGAATTCGTTTGCGGCTGATGCCAAGCGAAACCGATCCAGAACCGATTGATAAAAAAATGATTCGCTTTATCCGTGACGTGCGGCGAGCGATGACTGGCGGCGGAACGTACGACACATCATGGCATACCTTCGGAGGCGAAGCTATCGATGCAATGTGGGGCACGACGATGCAAAAACTAACGAGCGACGGAACCAGCCAAAGCGATGGCTATGTCTTGTCGATGCTCGTTCGGGTTCGTGTAACACCAGGTGAGTTGTGATTGCACTAAGCGTCAAAGCCAAGATGGAAGAACTCGAAAAGGCGATGGGAGATGCCGCACCAAAAAAGGTTCGGCAACAAATCGCGATTGCACTCAACCAAGCAGCTAAGAAAACAGAGTCGCTGCTGGCGAAAGAAATTGCAAAAGAAATCGTGCTACCACAAAAAGAGATCAAGACGACGATCAATCGAGTCGGTAAGGCTACCGATGAAAAACTTGTTGTCAAAGTAAGACAAAAAGAAACAGCCAAAATACCGCTCAAGGAATACAAGGCGCGACAAAACAAGATTGGTGTTCGCTATCGAATCAGCAAAAAGAGCGGCGGCAAAACAATCAAAAGTGCGTTTATCGTCGAGTCGATGGGATCGCACGTGTTTTTGCGTCGAACCAAAAAGCGTAAGCCTATTGATAAAAGATTCGGTCCATCACCTTGGGGCGTGACCGTCGTACACGACCTCGACAAGCTAATTGCCAAGCGTGACGTTGAACCAGAAATCATCAAGCAAATAGACCGGCGGATTAAAGCGATTAACTTCAAGAAGACTCAGGGCCAATAATATGCCACTACTAAAACGTATTCGAACACTCGCGGCCAAAGTCGAAGGAACAGCAGGGACCGCAGAGTCGTTGACCGCATCCGAGGGTGTGTTTAACGCTTATGATGTGATGATACAACCCTCCATTGCGATGGCGGATCGCGAAGGCAGCGGCTCGTTCAATTACTTGACAAGTATCACCGAAGGCCAGACCGCAACCGTGACATTCCGCACGGATATTCCTTGGGACGGGACCGCAACTGAACCGACAATCTTTTCGGTGCTGATGCCAGCTTGCGGATGGACCGAAACAACGAACGTCTGGAAGCCGCGCAGTGAAGCACCAGGAACGAACGTCAAGACTTTGACGCTCGGTGTCTACGTTGACGGACTACTCAAGACGATCAAAGGTGCTGTGGGTACTTGGGTGATGACACTTCCGACAGGTCGATTCATCACGATTGAATGGACGTTTACCGGCGTCTATGTCGAACCAACAGCGGTGGCAATCATCACGCCAACGTACCCAACGACGAACCCGCTGAAGTTTACCTCTGCGGCAGCGTGCACCTTTAATTCAGTAGCTTTGGCAGTCGAGCAAATCACGATTGACGCTGGAAACGAAGTGGTGATGCTGGAAGACCCAACACAGGCGTCTGGATTCATTCACGGGATTATCACGAATCGCAGGCCTACGATTAACGCTAATCCCGAATCGGTGCTCGTCGCAACACAGAACCGCCATAATATCTGGACGACCTCGACACCATATACGATTCAAATCACGCTCGATGGTCCATCCACATCGACGCTCGGCATTACGGCACCGAAGGCACAAATCATCAATATTCAAGAGGCAGACCGAAATCGAATCGTCACCGACGAGATTGAGTTCCTCTGCACGAAAAACGGTGCAACTCAAAACGAGGAGTTGTACTTTACGTTCACACCAACCTAGTGAGGTTTTATGGGTTTTTTGCGTCCTGGTGAAGAGTACGAAATTCAATCCACGATTGGTCCGATCGTATGCAAGGCACTCAGTTTTCAGCAGCAGCGGGAACTAATCAAGATCGTCAAGGTTTTGCAGACGAATCAAGATCCAGTCGAGGCGATGAATCTCGTTGAGAAAATCATTGAGAAAGCGACAGTGCGTTGGTCTCTGGATGAAGAATTTTCAGTTCCGCTATTGCTTGATAAGGTCAGCTTTGCGGAAGCGATGGAGATCAGCAAGCAAATCACAGAATCAGGAAAGCTATCGGAGGCAGACAGAAAAAAGTAAGAATCGCGGCACTGCTTTCGCGCGGGGAGTTGTGTCGTAGTTGCGGGGCCTCTTGCTTCGATTTACCAAGTGATTCGAATCGACTGGAGATTGCAGACCCGGACGATGCCGATAGTACGTGGCAGCTTACCGAGTGTCCGCGAAAAATGGTGCAAGATATCGTCGAAGAAATCAACCTAGCACAGATGGCAGATTGCCACCTTCCATGCAGCGGCGGTGTGATGGATCAGGCTGCGTGGTGGGTCAATCTCTGGATGACATTCCGCAGCGATTCATCCGAAATAGAAAACGAGCAACTAAGGCGAGCACGGCATGGCTGACGTAAACATCGTAATCGCAGCACAAGACATGGCAACCGGCGTGATGAAGTCGATTGCTGTGCAAGCTAGATTCATGGGAGCATCTTTCAAGTCGGTGGCCTCTAGTGTAGTAAGCAGCACGACGGCAATGGCTGCTGGGATCACGTCGCTTTATATAAGCATGGCACCGCTGCTTGCTACAATACTTTCGCTGCAAGCTGCGTTTGCAATCTTTCGTTTTCTTGCTGACTCAGTTTCCGAATTCATTGAAGCGGGTTCTCCGGCTGGTGTCGAACTTGGTAAATCTCTTGAAGTTGCTGCCGTTGCGTTCAATCAATTTCAGCAGATTATCGGAGCAATCTTAGCACCACTAATCAAAGCTGCCGCCGAAATATTTATGGTGCTCGTGCAGGTGATCGGTCAAAGCCTAACGCCAGCTATTGGCGGAATGCAAAGCACCTTTGAGGCACTCGCACCTTATATCGAAGCATTCAAGATTGGCATGATCGCGGCCATCACTGGTATTGAAGTTGCAATCACTAATTTCGGTGCGATATGGTCCACGATTACACAGTCAATTGAACTGCGAACCGTGCAAACCTCGCTTGCTATCGGGACCTTCTTTTTAGAGACAGGCCCGCAAGCGATTTATGATTTCGCCATGCTGGTCGGCAACACGATTCCGAAGGTGCCAAAGATTGTCTACGATAGCTTCGTGACGATCTTTAACACGATCCAGTCTGTAATGATTGGACTTAAAGATAAAGTCGTGGAGGTCTTCCAGGGGATCTGGGAATTTATTCGCAGCGGCGGAAAATCGGCGGTCGGTGCATCGATCACAGACTTTGCAGGTGAGGCCGCGAAGCAAATCCAAGCAGTTCAAAGCGAAGCAGCTCGTCAAGTCGAAAGCCTTGCTCTAGGACAAGGTCTTGCAACGAATCTACTCGACGGACTCAAGAGCAGAGAAAGCGAACTTAAGAGCGGTATTGCAGATTCCGCGAATCAGCTTGCGACGGATTTCAACACAAAATTCCAGCAACGACTATCGGCACTTCAGGCTCCGGCACTTCCCGAAATGAAGGAAGAAGCCAAAGCAGAAAAGGTCACTGAGAAGCTAACCGGCGGACTGACGAAGGTTGCGGATTCTCAAGCAGCCATCGCACAGCAGTTATCGGCAACCGAATCACGACTCTTAACCAGAGGTCCATCGGAAGGTCCGATGCAATCTGTCGCGCAGGCTTCCCAGAAGACAGCGGAAGCAGCAGAGAAAACCAGTCAGGCAAGCGACCGCATGGTCGAACTTCTTGAGCAACTACTAGCACGAAACTTCATTGTTGCGGAGGCTGTCTAATGCCGGTCGATAGCGTTACCCGCATGTGGTCAAGGTTCGGTAGCACATTATCGCGACAAGATAAAAAGAAGGCACGAACAATCCGCGATTCGTATCAAGTGGTCCACACGGTCGATACTGATCCTGCGGATATTGAGGCAGCAGCAGGGATTCCGCGAATCGGTGATAATTATCCTGGTCTGATCTACGTCTACTGCGACTCGATTGAGCTATCGCCAGTCTCACCGATCTTCACGATTGTTAGCGTCTCGTACAAAGGCGAGATCGGTCCAGCAGGCGACGAGGACTCACCGCTTAATGCACCGCCAGAAATATCGTGGAGCGATACTGAGACAGACGAACCAACGGATGAAGATATAAACGGCAAGCCAATCGTCAATGTCAACGGCGAACCAATCGATGGCGTAACGATGAAGATTGCCGACAACATCGTCACAATCAAGCGGAACTTCTTGACGTTCAATCCGTATGTGACAGGCTTGTATCGTCACTCAGTCAGCAGCGATTCGTTCTTGGGTTATCCGCCAGGAACGGCTCGATTGATTCGCTACAGTGCGAAAAATACGTTCTACAACGACAACC